ACTTCTTTGCGAGGTTCTGTCTCGTAACCGTATCTCCATTTTCCATCTGTTTCTTCAACATAATCCCCTTGGCGGAGGATTCGTCGTAAATTTCTATCTTTCCTACACTTGCGTCAATAATCATCGGGAAAGTCTGACCGTCTCCACCAAATCGATTCTTAATGATATGGGCTCGTCCAGTCTTATGAACCTTATCTTCTAGCTTCCGTGATATTGAAACAACCAAGTCGGCGGTCATAATCTTGCTGTATGATTCTGCAATCTTGTCAGCTTGAATAACCTCGTCCTGTAGTGCGCTTCGTTGGGTCTGTGAGGCTGTCCAGATAGGAACCTGCAACTCACCAGCCAATCCACGAAGCTCTTCGTAGACTGCCCCCAATTCCTGATATCGGGCGTCTGTTCTAGCATTTGCACTCATGAGGTCAGCATAGTCTACGATAATAAGGTCAGGCTTGAACCCCAACGAAGTCATCTGCTGAATGTGGGCCTGAATGGTGTGAGAAGTAATTGTACGGGCTGGATAATACTTAATGATAATTTCACCCTTAATCTTCTCAACCAAGTCATGAATCAGTTGTGGATTCTCTGGAATCTTGCCCGGCTCAATGCCAGTATAAATCGTATCATACCGAAGTCCGACATAGTTTTCATTGAGTTCAAGCGTATAGTGAACAACCTTCTTGCCTTTCTGCAGTGCGTTTGCACCAATCGTGGCAAGTGCCCAACTCTTACCGACACCAGATGGGGCAATGATAACACCAAGCTCACCACCCGCAAGACCACCACCGATGAGACTATCAAGAGCATCCCATCCAGTTGGAATCGTATTACGTGCATCCTTTGTCAGTCGCTTGTCTACATCCTTCTTCCAATCATGACCAACAGTCTTAGGCTGACCGCTTCGAAGTGCGTTGTCAACCAATACCTTGATTTCTCCATACTGACCAATTTGCAATAAATCAACTGACTTAATGATAGCAGACTTTAGAGTTTGGTTCTTTGCAAAGTCTAGAAAACTATCCTTGATATAATCCAAGTCGTTGTCCTGCATCTTGTGGAAAATACCACGCAGTGATTCTACAATAGAAGTACGCAGTGTATCATCCTTGATACTCTTGTTCATTTCAATTTTGAACACTTCAAAAGTAGGAAGCACTTTGTAATCATCGAAATAATCTAAAGTGGTTTCTACAATCCACTGATTTGCATCCAACTCAAAGAAGTTAGGATTGATGACATCATATGATTGTGCAACAAAGTCTGGAGAATTGAGCATTGCCGCCACTGCTTTCGCTTGAAAGCTTGGACCAAACTTTGCCAGAGTATCTACATTCTTATCATATTGTTTATGATTTACCATAATATCTCGCTAAAGGCGTAAAAGTAAAAGTAATCCATTCGTCATACTGCGGAATACTTCCTATAATCTTAGTGCGAACCATCAACTTTGTCAAGTCAGCCTTGCGCAGTGGTGGGCACCCTTCTTCAAACTTATGTAATATCTTCATCTTTGCATCGATGTTAATATCTACATCACGTAAATTCATCAGTTGTAAATTTCTATTTACCACGCTCGTATTATCTAATATGTTTTCTACAAGTTTTGGCTTCTTTTTAATATCAGCATATTTTTGTTCAAGCAAATTAAGATTGACTTCTATCTTGGGGTCAGCCAACTCTGGAATAAACTTCAACACCGTCTTTTCACCAGCACCCCTGATGCCATCAATGTTATCGCTCTTATCACCAAGCAGTGACCGATAGAATATAAAGTTATTTGGGTGAACACCGTATGTTTCCAATACAACATCCACATCAAATGTTTTCTTTTTCACTGGATTGTATAGTTTAACACTATCACTGACCATCTGTAAAAAGTCTTTGTCAGTAGAATAGATGATAGATGTACCATCCTTCTTCGTAACTAATTCGGAGAAATATGCAATAGCGTCATCTGCTTCTATGTTATCCAACGCGAGAATAGACACTGGTAGACATTCTACCATTTCCACAAGAGATACTAATTGCCACTTCATATTCTCTTTTTCCTGCTCATCTGTGGTCATGTCGTATTGCCTGTTCAGGCGAGTAGGTGGCTTTCTATTTGCTTTGTATTCCTTATAAATCTTTCGTCTACGCTGTGAGCCACCCTTACCATCAAAAACAAGTACAACTCTGGTAGGTTTGAAACTGCGAATAGCAAACCCCAATGACTTCATAAATCCAGACATTCCACCTATGTGATGTCCATCGTCATCTAAAGATGGAATAGCTGAGTAGCTTCGCATGAAGGTGTTGAGTGCATCAATAATAAGGACACGGGAATTATATCCTATGTCCCTATTGTCAAATTGCATATCATTAAACGCCTTCAATAAATCAGTCATTTAGCAATTGTTTCTTTGATGGTGAAACCTCATCCTCATCTTCGGCGGCTTCCTTGTTGACAGCCGTTGGGTCAAAATCCTTTTCATACTTCATGATGAGTGCTTCGCAAATCTTGTCATACAACTCACTCTTCCGTTCCTGATTTGATTCAAGGAACATTGGGAAGTCCTTTCCTTGGAACTTCTCATCATTGTACGAATACCAAGCGCCAGCTTGCTTGACAATTCCATTCTCCTTGAGAACATCAAGCCAACTGCTGTAGTCATCAATACCACGATTGAAATAGATGTCAAACTCTGCTTCGCGATATGGCGGACCTAAACGATTCTTCGTGACCACTGCTTTTGTGGTGATACCGATAATATTACCTGCAGAATCCTTCAGCTTACCGACTTGCGACAAACGAATGCGAGTGGAAGCATGGAATCCGATTGCCTTACCACCAGAAGTAGTGTAGGGGTCAGAGAACGCTGGAGCATTCATCTTCAACCGAAGCTGATTGGTAAATACCAATGCAATCTTTTCACGACCAAGAAGATTCGTAATCTTTCGCATCGCCTTACTGATAATGATGGACTTTGCAGTAGCGTAGCCATCCTTATTGAAATCTGCAGCCAGTTCTGTCTTGGTTGAGGCGGCGGCGACAGAATCAACTACGATAGTAACCAACTTGTCTTTCTTTGCAGACGAACGAACTTTTTCAATAATGTGTACGATGGAGTCAAAGATATCCTCAACTGTATCATGCTGAACATAGACAAGCTTCTTCATATCTACTCCAACTGCTTGGAAGAATTCATCATTGACCGCATTTTCGGTGTCAACTAGAACCGCAACACCGCCACGCTTTTGTGTAGTAGCGATAAGTGATGCACCAACAAGTGACTTGCCAGATGCTTCCAATCCAGTTAGTTCAGTAATACGACCAGCGGCAATACCACCATTAGGACGATTGCTAATTGCAATATCCAACATAGTGTTACCAGTGGAAATAAAGTCTGTTAGGTCGGTAGGTGTTTCTTCCTGACCGTCAAGGAAATATGCTACTTGTCCATCCTTATATAATTTATTCAAGCTATCTGCGATAACTTGTGCCAATTCATCGCGGTCTGCTGATGGAACTGGCTTCTTTGGTGATTTCATTTCTTTTGCCATAATAATTCCTTATGTAAAAAACACGCAGGTACTAGGTAGTTTTTAGGCTACCTAGCACACAGCGTGTCTTTGGTTAATTAATCGTCGTTAAAAAGTGCGTCGAACTCGTCAACAGCCTTCTTGACGTTTTCCTTCGGAGAAGCAGTCTCTGCAACAACTGACTTTGGCTCATCGTCGCGAGTGCTAGGAAGAACCGAATTATCAGGGTCAAGATACTTTTCAAGCGCAACCTTCAACTCATTATAGGTAGGCTCGGTGTAAAGCTCCTTGATATCGGGTTGCTCCGTCATCCACATTTTCATCTGTGCAGAGTCTGACGAGAGAGGAGTCTGCGAAGGCTTCACCTTTACAGAAGTCTTGGCAAAGTTTGTATCTGACTTCTCCTTTGGGATGTACTCAACTACGATGTCACGACCAGTCTTTGGGTCGGTGATATCACCATAATCGGGGTCAGAGATGTATGAAAGAAGCTCTTGATAAACCGTCTTACCAAACGAATAGAAGCGAACGCCCTTATCCTCTTCACCACGAACAATGACAGGGATATAAGTACGAAGCTTTGGCATGAACGGACGAGCCTCAGCATAACGCTCCTTCGGGTCACGTGATTGGTCTGAGCGGAGTGCATCGGCAAACTCCGCAATCGGGTCACGATTGCCATATGAAAGAGGTGAGAGATGGGTCTTGTTACCAAGATAGTGGAAGTAGAGTTCGATAAAGGGATTCTCGGGGTTATCCTTCCACGGGACGATACGGATGACTGTCTTTCCTTCCTTGGGCTTCCAGATTGAAGCATCGCGGTCCCCGCCGCCTGTCCGCTTGAAACTGTTAAGCTTGCTCTTTAGTGCATTGATGTCTAACGCCATAAGTGTTTACCTCGTTTAAAATGTTTAATGGGTGTTTATTGTAATATACCCCAAGTAGGAGAAGTATACCACAGGTTGTTTAGTTTGTCAAGCCCTACTTACTAAAAGTTTAATATTTCTTTTATTTTGGTTTTAACTATTTTTAATTGACCATGCGCAGTGACTAAAATAGAGTTTTTTAATTCATCCCAATCAATCTTATAGGACTTATCTATCTTACCACCATTTTTACTTGCTATTAATGCATTAAGTGCGTTAATAGTATATATTGTATTGGTTTGTTTCTTTCTATGTACAGATATAGTTGAGGCTGGTGGTGCGTAATGTTCTTTTAATGAACCCGCAACAATATTGTAAGTCAATATTAATTGAGTTGGGTCATCCACGTTTTCCAGTACGTATATATTGTTGAACGCTAATGTATAGGAATTCTTCACTAAATTTACATGTTCGTCCAACTTATCAGCCGCTATAAAGGTACATAACAGTTGCGTTTCGTTCATATGATACTCGTAAGACTGTTAGCCAGCTTCTTATAAGTATCAAATTTTCTTCAATAACACTATATTTTATATAGATTTAATTGGTCATAATTGTGACCACGGTACTGGCGAACAGGAAATCCACCTGCACTCAGCAACTTAGATACATTATCCATAGAATCCAATTCATCGTTACGGACATCCAGTAGAATCGCATCGTAAGTATACAAGATAACTTTGGATTCGTGCATCCCCAAGAAGCCACATACATCCTCGACTCTGGATATAGCTTCTTCGGTCTCGGTTAATTGCATCATATAATTAAATACTTTATTCTTGGACGGGTCAGTAAGTACCACTTTACGGCCCGTTTTTGACAATACAAATCCATTCTGGCGGTATTCTTCCCACAACTTGGAGGAATACCCCTTAATCTTTTTGAAGAACTCCACACCGCCAGTATCATCGGATTGCCCGTACATCAAGGCAAAGGTACGTGCCTTTGACTCTTCATACTGTTCTTCGGTTACTTCATCCACCCCATAATACTGTTGGGCAAGGTAGGTGTGTAGGGAGGTTTCTGGAAGTTGATAATCAATAAGATTTCCCGCCAATCGCAAGTGGAATGCCTCATAATCAAATTGAACGAGGGTTCCATTCTTCCCAAATCTGCTGATAAACTTCTCACGGGTACCATCGTTCTTATTTAGAGCAGCAAAATTAATGCCACCGAATGCATTACTTGGACGGCCCGTAGAAGTATAGATATTATAATCAGAATACACCATTCCATCTGTAGTCTGTAGTCCAGACTTTTCAATACTGGTAAGCGTTGGGATTGTTATTTGATTGATAAACTGGAAGGCTGATTCATGTTCCGTAGACTGATATCGGTTATAAAGATGCTGGCAATGCTGAAGAAATGCCTCTGCGGTTTCTATCCACGAGGTCAGCGGAATACTATAATGCAAGTTCTTGAACTTAAACTGGTTCTTAATTTGATGCATTATCATTGTATAGTATTCCCGATACAAAGGAATTACATCGTTGTTTAGATGTA